TACCGCGAGTTCGTATTGGCGTTTCATAACGAGCCTATGGAGATGAGCTACGAAAAGATCGCATTGCAGATGCGGTATTGGAAGTCAAATGCAGCCGCGGTTATTGATGAGGTGGAGAGAGACAAATGACGATGCACCTTCTTCCAATCTACTTCAACGACCTTAAGCAGCGTAAGGCTAAGAAGAAGCCGCAGGCTGCCCTGTCCAAGCTCGAGCTTTCCAAGATGCAGCACCAGCTGTACATCGAGAAGATGACAGGCGGCAAGAAGGCTGACAAGAAGATCTTAGAGCGAGACTGGCGTCGCGAGTATCAGGCCACTATGCAGCCGGACATGGCTGACTACCGCAGCGGCGGCATGACTACGTCTTCGGCTCCTAGGCCCGAGCCAAAGGTCTATACCGGCGGCAACCTCATGGGCATCGCTACCATGCACAAGTCCAACATGGTACCAGTGTTCAATACGCAGGATGCCGAGGACATATCTAAGATGCGTCGTGGTTGACATTTTCCACTCTTATAAATATAATAGCTTTATAAGGGTGCAACATGGCTATTGACATTACCACGACTATTACAGATACGCCTACTGGATTGATAGGAAGTCAGCCTCAAGACACTAACTTCCTGTCTCCACTCGGGTTTAGGTTCTCTCTCAAGAGATCTCCTACTCTTAACTTCTTTGCAACCGATGCAAACATACCATCGCTGGACATCGGCTACGCTAGCCTGCCGACTCCTTTCAAGATGGTGTCGTTTCCGGGTGATAAGCCTACGTTCGGCGACTTCGTCCTTACTTTCAAGGTAGACGAGCTGATGACGAACTACCTCGAGATGTACTCTTGGATCTCCAAGATCGGCTTCCCTGAGACTTTCGACCAGTACGCTTCTATAAGAAGAACTGCAATAGGTTCCGGCGAGGGTGTAACCTCGGACGGGACCCTTACTATATTGAACAGCTCGATGGCACCTACTACCGAAGTGCAGTTCACGGACATGTTTCCCTACAGCCTGTCAGAAGTCGACTTTACGACTGCAGACGACAGCGTCAACTACGTCACCGCGCGCGTAGCATTCAAGTTTACACTGATGAAGGTAGTGTCTCTGATCGTCTGAGACACTCTTGGAGTACTATATTATGAAACTTGAAGAGATCCACGAGATGTGGTCGCAAGACTGCGAGATGAGCCCGTACGAACTCGGCTCAGAGGCACTCAAGGTACCGAAGCTGCACAGCAAGTACCTACGATTCTTCTCTCAGGAGAAGATGATCCTCAAGAAGATGGAAGAAGAGCGCAGCCAGCTCAACCTACTAAAGTACGACTACTACCGCGGGGTCCTTCCTGAAGAAGACCTTCGCACTCATGGATGGGAGCCGTTCAGACTCTCAGTCATCAAATCCGACGTTGGTAAATACCTAGATGCTGACCAAGACATCATCAAGTTCAACTTGAAGATATCCGTACAGCAGGAGAAGGTCGATACGCTAGAAGCGATCATCAAGGCCATTACCAACAGAGGATTCTTAATCAAGAGTGCGATCGACTGGGAACGCTTTAAGGTTGGTGGATAAGGTGCACCTCCGAAAGATAAACGAGACTTGGTTGAAGGTCGAGGCTGAGCCGTCGGTCGTTCAGGAGCTCTCTGATATCTTGACGTTCGAGGTACCCGGTGCCAAGTTCATGCCAGCCGTAAAGGCCAAGTACTGGGACGGCAAGGTACGACTCCTAAACGCACTTACCGGAGCTACATACGTAGGACTCAAGGACGAGATATTGCGCTTCTGCAAGGTTCGCGACTACGAGTGCACTCTAGACGAATCTCTCAATCCCCAGAATAAGATCACCATAAAAGAGACCGCAGAGTTCTTAAAGTCTCTCGGTCTTACCATGACTCCTAGAGACTATCAGGTCGAGTCGTTCATGCACGCCGTTAACAACGACCGAGGCGTCTTCCTATCACCTACCGCTTCTGGTAAGTCATTCATCATCTACCTAGTGACGAGATACTATGACGCACGCACTCTTATTATCGTTCCAACTACTTCTCTTGTTAGCCAGCTGGCTACTGATTTTTCTGAGTATGGCTTTAGAAGCGATCAGCTGGTACACCGCGTCTTTGGCGGAGTGGCTAAGCAGTCTGATAAGCCGATCACCATCTCTACTTGGCAGTCGATATACAAACTTGATAAGACGTATTTCAAAGACTTTGATGTAATCATCGGCGACGAGGCCCACCAGTTCAAGGCAAAGTCTCTGACTACCATCATGGAGAAGCTCGAGAATACTAAGTACAGATTTGGATTCACCGGCACTCTCGACGGCTCACTTACTAACAAGATCACTCTCGAAGGTCTGTTCGGCGCAGTACATCAAGTCACGACTACGCGCGAGCTTATGGACGCTAAGACGGTCGCCGATATGAAGCTGAAGGTCATCATCTTAAAGCACGATAAGGATGCCTGCAAGGCCAGTAAGAAGTTCGACTACCAGAAAGAAGTAGACTACATCGTCACCAACGATGCTAGGAATAAGTTCCTTCGTAACCTAGCACTCTCGCTCAAGGGAAATACGCTTCTTCTGTTTCAATTTGTTGACAAACACGGAAAAGTGTTATATGATAGGATCAAGATTAAAGATCCGAACCGTAAGGTGTTCTTCATACATGGTGGAGTCGAGGCAGAAGACAGAGAAGAAGTTAGAAGAGTGGTTGAGAATGAATCAGACGCTGTCATCGTGGCTAGCTTTGGCACCTTTTCTACAGGCGTTAACATTCGCAACCTTCACAACGTCATACTTGCTTCTCCGTCAAAGTCAAGGATAAGACTGCTCCAGTCAATAGGCCGTGGACTCCGTATCTCTGGTACGAAGGACACGGTAAACGTGTATGATATAGCAGACGACATGCGCATAGGAACGCATACTAACTACACTCTCCAGCACCTAATGGAGAGACTCGAGATATATAATAGCGAGAACTTTGAGTACAAGATTTTTAATATGGATTTAGATAATGGCAAGAGCACCGGCTAAGCACTACGTAGACAACAAGAAGTTCTTTACCGAGATCCTGCACTACAAGCAGATGTGTAAAGACGCAGCTGCGGCTGGAAAGAATCAGAAGCCTCGAATACCTCCCTACCTCGGCGAGTGTCTATATAAGATCGCTTTCAGGCTATCACTCAAGCCTAACTTCGTCAACTATACTTTCCGCGAGGACATGGTCGCCGACGGTCTAGAGAAGTGCATCGCGTACTTCGACAACTTCGACCCAGAAAAGTCGAGCAACCCCTTCGCATACTTTACTCAGATCATCTACTACTCTTTCTTGACTCGCATCAACGGTGAGAAGAAGCACCTCTACATCAAGCAGAAGACCCTAGAGAACTTCTACTTCGAGGGCATGCTCGCAGATCATCAGGGCGGTGACGAGGACAGGAACGTAAACGTAGACCTCGACAACGAGTACATGCAGAACTTAGTAGCAAACTACGACAAGAGGCAGGCCGAGAAGAAAGAGAAAGTCAAGGCTAAGAAGGCTGAGATCGGACTCGACAAGTACTTTGGCATCAACGAAAAGGCTAAGAAGGCTGAGATCGGACTCGACAAGTACTTTGGCATCAACGAAGACGATGAGACAAGTGAATGAAGATAGCACTCATTACCGATACTCACTGGGGAATCCGCAACGATTCCTCGATCATGCACGACCAGATGAAGAAGTTTCTAGACGAGATCTTCTTTCCTGAAATTAAGCGTGCAGGCATCGAGCACGTCATCCATCTAGGCGATCTCGTCGATCGTCGTAAGTACATCAACTACCTTACTGCAAAGAGACTCAGGGAAGACTTTCTAGACCGTCTTCTCGAAGAAGACCTGCAAATGGACATCATCGTAGGTAACCACGACACGTTCTATAAGAACACCAACAGAGTAAACGCTCTACAGGAACTCCTCAAAGAGAACTACGCAAACATCAGGGTATGGGATGACGTCCCACACGACGTTATGTTTGACGGCACCAATATATTAATGCTGCCTTGGATCTGCGATGAGAACAGGGAGCAGTCTTTTGAGAATATTAAGAACTCTAAGTCTCCCATAGTCATGGGTCACCTAGAATTAAACGGCTACGAGATGTACAGGGGGCACGTGAGCGACCATGGAGATGATCCTAAGATCTTTGATAAATTCGATCTTGTCTGTTCTGGGCATTATCATACTCGTTCCAATAGTTCTAACATTTTTTATCTTGGTACTCCTGCTCAATATAATTGGTCTGATCACGGAGATCCTAAGGGTTTTCATGTACTTGATACTAAAACTAGGGGGTTGACATTTATTGAGAATCCATATAATATCTTTCATAAGATGTTCTACGACGACCTCAACAAGACAATAGATCAAGTCATAGTGTTCGACGCTGACAAGTACAAGAACTGCTACGTCAAGATCGTAGTCAAGAACAAGACTAACCCGTACTGGTTCGACCTAGTGATAGACAAGATAGAGAAAGCGGGAGTGGCAGACCTGCAGGTGGTAGAAGACCACCTCAACCTAGACCTAGCAGACGACACCGACATCGTCAGCGAGGCAGAAGATACGATCAGCATCATCCGCAGCTACATCGGCAGCATGACGGTAAACGATCACAAGAGAGTCGAGAACATCATTCAGTCACTCTACATTGAAGCACACGAGATAGCATGATATTTTTTAAGAAGATACG